GCCTTGAGGCTCCGCGGCGCGGCACTCGCGGCGTAGAGCAACAGGCGCATCCAACGGAACCACGGAAAGGTAAATCATGGAACTGGGCGAAATTGCAAAACTGATCGAAGACCAGGGTAAGGCATGGGACGCTTATAAGAAGGCGAACGACGAACGCCTGGCCGCGATCGAGGCAAAGGGCTATGCGCCGCCGGAAACAGTCGAAAAGGTCGCGAAGATCGAGGCCGACTTGACCGCCATCGGCAAGAGCATGGCCGAGATCGAGAAGAAGGCTGGCCGCCCTGGTGCCGACAAGCAGGACGTGACACCTGAGCAGGAAGAGTACCGAAAGGCATTCGGCATCTATCTGCGAAGCGGCGAAGTGGATCAGCGCACCTTCCGCGAGCTCGGCCGCAAGGCGATGCAGACCGCGTCTGACCCTGACGGCGGCTTCCTCGTGCTGCCGGAAATGGAGGCGATGATCGACCGTGTAGTCGGCACGATGGGCGGGCTGGCCAACCTCGCAAGCACGATAACCATCGGGACGGCGAAGTGGGAAAAACTCGTCAAGACCAGCGGCATGGCTATGAGGCGGGTTAGCGACGGCCAAACCGGCGGCGAGACGACCGAGCCGCGGTACTCCAAGGTCAGCATCGAAGTTTTCCCGGCCGAAGTTGAGCCGTGGATTTACAACGAGCTGCTTGAAGACTCACGCGTCAATCTCGAGCAGGATCTTGCGAACGAAGCGGCCATCGGATTTGCCGAGGGCGCCAACGCTGAATTCATCACCGGCAACGGTGTCGGCAAGGCGCGAGGCATCACGACCCATACCAACGTTCACAACTCCTCATATGCCTGGGGTAGCGTCGGGTACATCCGCTCAGGGAAGTCGGCTGCCTTCATGTCAGTCGCGCCCGCCGACCGCGTCGTGAGCCTGCAGCATGCGCTCAAGCCGCAATACCGGGCTGGCGCGCAGTGGATCACGAACGATACAACGCTCGGCGTCATGCGCCAGATGAAGGACGGCAGCGGGTCGTACTACCTGTGGAATCCGGACCCCGCCGGTGGCTTCGGTGGCCGATTCCTGGGCTCGCCAGTCACGGTCGACGACAACATGCCGGACCTCGGCGCGGGCTCGTATAGCCTCGCCTACGGCAACTTCGCCCGCGCCTACATGATCGTCAACCGTTCCGGGACGACGCTCATCCGCGACAACATCACGGCGAAGGGGCAGACCAAGTTCAATTTCCGCAGGCGCTTCGGCGGTGGGATTATGAACTACGAGGCTTTGAAACTCATGGCCTTCGTGACTGGAGCCGCCTAGCAGTAGACCCGCGCAACAAAGATCGGCCCCGCTTCGGCGGGGCTTTTCATTTGTGGGTAGCAAACTTCTCACCCGAAAGGAATCACCATGATTCGAGACTTGCACAGCAACATACGGACGAAGACCGTAATCAAGGCCGGCGCGAATGCCTCGGCCGCTGGTCAGGCCGGTAAAATCATCGACCGGCAAGGCTACGGCGGTGTCGAATTCATCTTCAACTACGGCGAGATCAGCGCGACTGATGCGACGATCACTGTCGTCGTGAAAGATGGCGACGTTACCGGCACGCTCACGAGCGTCGCGGATGCCTACCTGCTAGGCACTGAAGTTCTGGCAGGCGTCGCAGCGACGACTCCGCGTACGTCAGGCGTCAGCAAGAACGTGACCAAACGTCTCGGCTATGTTGGGACGAAGCGCTACGTTCAGGCGAGCATTGCCGGCGCGACGGTATCTGCCGCCGTCAAGGTTGCCGTTGCCGCTGTCCTGCATAGCCCGCAGGTTGCGCCGACAGACAACCCGTAAGCAAGCCAAGAGGATGCGGACGCGCTCGCTCACCCGTGCGCGTCGCCGGACAACGTAACCGGCGCCTTCCATTCCTGGTGAGAGGAAAAGTAAATGCGTGATGGTGAAAGACAGGTTTCTCCGACAATCGATGGCATCAGACTCGATCACGTCGAGCGGTACAACTACGCCGCCAGGACGCTACCAAGAGGCAGCCGGGTCATAGATTTCGCATGCGGAGTCGGCTACGGCACTCGCATCCTGGCAGACGCCGGGCATGCAGCCATCGGCTATGACATCGACGCCGAGGCGATCGAGTACGCGAAGCTGCACTACGTCGTCCTAGACGCGGTGCTGCCTGAGTTCAGGATCGCGAATGCCAACGATCCAGGAGAACTTCCTGAGTCGGACGCGGCGGTGTGCTTTGAGACGATCGAGCACCTTGAAGATCCGCGTCCGCTGCTGAAAGCGCTCCGTGCTGCCGCTCCGACGCTGATCGCGAGCGTCCCGAACGAAGCCGTCTTCCCATACATTCAGGACGGCAAGGTGACGGCGTACCACTACCGGCATTACCTGCACCACGAGTTCAACGACTTGCTGGAGGAATGCGGCTGGCGGCCGGTGGCGTGGTACGGGCAAGAGGGGCCGGAATCTGAGGTCGAGCCAACCGTAAACGGCCGGACGACGATCGTAACTGCGGAGCGCTGCGAACTGCCTGACGCGGTCCCGCAAGGAAAGCACATTGCCATCCTCGGCCTCGGCCCGAGCATCGATCAGTACGTCGAGACGACGAAGCGGCTCGGCGGACGCAGCAAGTTTTGCAACGAGGTATGGGCGATAAACGCCCTCGGCGACGTATTCGCGTGCGATCTCGTGTTCCACATGGACGACGTGCGGATTCAGGAGATTCGCGCTGCAGCTCGGCCGGCGAGCAACATTGCTGCAATGCTGCCGTGGATCAAGCGCAGCCCGGTGCCGGTAGTCACGAGCAGGGCGCACCCAGACTATCCGCCGCTCGTCGAGTTCCCGCTCGAGGACGTGTTGAACAACCTTGGGCACGACTACTTCAACTCGACGGCTGCGTACGCGGTTGCGTTCGCTATCCATATCGGCGCGTCCAAGATCAGCCTCTTCGGCATCGACTATACGCTGCCGAACCAGCACCAGGCTGAGAAGGGCCGGGCCTGCGTCGAATACTGGCTCGGCAAGGCTCAGGAGCGCGGCATCAAGATAGCTTTGCCGAAAACGACGACGCTGATGGATGCCTGCCACGGGCGGCCGGACAGGCTCTACGGATACGACTGCGTCGACGTTGGCTTCGACATTCAGCCGGATGGATCCGTGAAGCTGAACTTCACGAACCGCGAGACGCTCCCGAGCGCCGAAGAGATCGAGCGCGCTTATGACCATTCCGCGCCTCTGCAGCAGCAGCACTTGAAAAAGGAGACGGCATGAGCCTCAGAGACAACTTGTTGGCCGCGAGTACCGACCAGGCCAAGGCGGATGTTTTGGATGCTGCAATGGTCGCAATTGACGCGACGCTTGCCATAGTTAGCGCGATTCCGGCAGTTGACCCGGAGGACGGCGCAACGATTTGGAACGACGGCGGCGTCCTCAAGGTAGCGAGCGCAGGAGGTTAAGAAATGCTTTACGACATCCTCGTCGACTTTCCTGGAAGCCAGGATGGCAGCAAAACGGAGCGCTTTATCGCTGGCACGAAACGCGAGCTTTCCGATTATCTCGCCGCTATCGTTGTGCCTGTAGGATGGGCGCGCCCGGTTGAGATCATTGAACCTGTTCCGCAGGAATCGACCGACGAAGACGCTCACGAGATCGAGGCGCAAACGCCGAGGCGGCGCGCCCGGCGGGCTGCGTCAGAGCAATAGCGGCCTCCGGCTTCGCCCGCAATCGAAAACTGTTTTTCGAGAAATGGGGAATCGCGCCCAGCGGCTCACTGTGACTGGAGCAAACCATGTCTGCCAACGATTTTCTGCTTATGCCCGCGACTGTCCTCGAGGTCCACGGCACCAACGCGGCAGCCTGGGCCGAGTGCCGGGCGGCGCTGACGGGCTGGCAGGCGATGGCTCGCGAATATGGATGGGTGAAGTAGATGCCAATCGTATCCTCCTCCTACACCATCGACGCACATGCCCAGGGCGATGGTGGGCACTACGTCATGGAGTCGCATACCGATAACCTCGGCGTCGTACGCCGCATCCAGTATCACTTGCCAGCAGGCCAAGGCGCGACTGAGGCAGACGCGCTGCTCGCAATGCACGCGGCGAACCTCGATGCGCAACTAGCAGAGTCTGAAGCGGAGCAGTTAATTGGCTCTTAACCTACAACACCAGACCACAGCGGAATTCTTGGCGCGAGTCTGGACCGCCATCAAGGCCGCGTATGACGCTGGCAACAAGGAACGCTATCACCGGCTGATTTGGCGGCTTCGCGCGTATGTGCAGGCCGGGGACGTGACCAGCAGCGAAGCGCGGATCGGATGCAACACTGTGTTCGGTACGAACCTGAATCAGACGCAGTGGACGAACAACAAGGTGCCGAAGTTGACCGCCATCGCGGATCGCTATCAGGCTTTTCTCGATGAGGGGGAATTCTGATGGCCGTCGTCTGCTACGCCAGCACTGGGTCGAACACTTCGCCGTATGAGACATGGGCCAAAGCCGCAACGTCTATGGCGACTGCATTAGCGGCTAGCACCGCTGGCGACACACTGCAAATCGACATGGCGAACATTGCAAGC